GTGGCTGTGAAGTCAGTAGTAGGAATTAGCTTAGAACCGTTCAGGTAGACATCAACAAAACCCACATCGTAGGTAGCTGAGAAGTTGGTCTGACCTGACGTAGCGATATACTCCTGGCGTTCCGCTGTACCGTTAACTGCTGAACCTGCTGCTGCCCACGAAGAGCCTGTGTAGACAAACATCGTGTTAGAGACAGTGTTGAAGTACAAAGCACCTGTCTGAAGTGGGTTGCCATCATTGTCTACCGTAGGCGCAGTAGATTTAGCGCCAAGGTACAAATCGGTAAATTCATCCAAGGATGCCGCTGCGTCAGTTGCCGAGGTAGCTGCCGAGGTAGCCGAACCCGCCGCTGCTGTTGCGGAAGTCGCTGCATTAGTTGCGGAAGTAGCTGCGTTAGTCTCTGAGGTAGATGCGTTTGTGGCACTTGTAGAGGCTGCTGACGCGCTAGAAGCCGCATTAGTCTCACTAGTAGCTGCCGCACTCTCCGAGGCCGCTGCTGCTGTTTCTGAGGCCGCTGCCGCTGTCTCTGAGGCTGCTGCATTGGTTTCCGAAGTAGAGGCCGCACTAGCACTTGAAGCTGCGTTGGTCTCAGAGGTAGAGGCTGCGCTGGCACTCGCTGCTGCCGCAGTCTCACTAGCCGCTGCGTTGGTTTCACTTGTAGACGCTGCTGAGGCACTAGAAGCTGCATTGGTTTCGCTTGTAGCCGCCGCTGATTCACTAGCCGCCGCCGCTGTCTCGCTAGCTGCTGCTGCCGTCTCAGACGCTGCTGCGTTAGTCTCTGCTGTTTCCGCTGCTGTCTCACTAGCTGCTGCCGCTGTCGCAGATGCTGCCGCCGCCGTAGCACTTGCCGCTGCCGCCGCAGATGTGCCTACCCAGTAGGCAGGAGAGCTTGCCGGAATGTTGCCAGTGTTAGAGTTCTGTAAAGACGTATAGAGAATGCCGTCAGTACCTACCGCATTTTCATTGATTGCGTATGTCTTGGTAGACAGCCAGGCAAAGCTCAGTAGCACCCAGTACGCTGTCGCACTGGACGGATTATTGTTCAGATTGGTGTTCTGGAGGCTCTGGTACTGCTCGCCGTTATAGGTGACTACAGCACCTTCCTGATAGGTTATGCCCGAGTTCCATTCGACTGAGTAAAGTAGCGTCCAGTATCCAGACGTAGAAGTCGGATCGTTGTTCTGGTTACCTGCCGCGAGAGATCGGTAGTATTGACCGTCACTGCCCAACACCACAGCATCAGCACTGTATATCTTCGTAGCTACCCAGCCATCACCGAATACACTGGCAGTCTGACCTACCGGGTCACGAACCAGTATCTGTACATCATTCTTGTCTACTAATATTGACTTAGCTGTGCCGCTGAAGAATATATTTGGTTGCCTACCTGCCGCAGTTAATATAACTGGATTGGTGTTAGCTATAGTTTGGTTAATATCGCTAAAAGTATCTTTAAGAGTAGTCGTACCCGTCTCATAAAAATATATCTTACCGTTGCTTAACGGATCGCCAGCGTCATCAAAATATTGTGCATTTATTTCATTAAATCTAGCCATTATTCTTCACCGAATAAGTAATCTGTTAAACCAACCACAAGTATTCTTTCTCTTTGAACGGCAGGAATGCTATTCAGCCAATCAAGATATACTTTTGTTTTGCTAAAAGCCTCTTCTGCTCTTTCTGTTGATTCTCCAGCAAACTTTCTGTTAATAATCCTTTTAAAAGGAGAGGAGGCCATAAGATCAGTAGCTGCCTCTAAAGTGTCTGGAGCCTTCAGCCCGTAAGAAAAAATCTGTGACAATTTGTTTGTTCCAGGCACTGGTATCATACCTACAATTTTATGTATAAAACCTTTGTCATTATTAAATTGCTCCATAGATTTGATTATGCCAGTTGAGGGAACAGAAGCTCTTGAGCTTGCATAAGAATCAGCAACCTTAGCTAAGTTATTTAAAAATCTTGGAGAACCCTCTGGTAGATTCTTAAACAAAATCCTTCTAGCTCCAGCATCCCTGGTAACCTTTTTCCACCAAGAAGCATAGGAACCAGGAACTAATTCTGTAGCAGTTCTGCCTCCTCCGGTAAATATAGAACCCATTGCTGTGACAATAGCCTCTTCTCTTAGATATTCAGGTATTGCATTTATAACTCTGTTAAAATCAGCAGCAGAGCCAGATGACAGCCTGCTTAGGGCTCTGGATAGCTGAGGAATAATATCTCTTTGAAGTTCTTTGCCAGCTACAGCCGTTGTAGCTTCTTCAAGCGCCTTTCTCTGACTTACTAGTGATTTAGCCAAATCCCATTGAGATGCCAGAGATGGGTCAATATTTCGTAATGCCGTGTCTTGCAGAGATGTTAAGCCATCGTAAAGCCTAGATAGTTGAAATGTTGCAGCGTCAGCAAATGGGCCTTGAGAACTTCGTAAGCCTGCACCTATTTCTTTTCTAAGCTCATCAATTCTTGCGTAATTAATACCTCTGCCTCTTACCGCTCTTTTAAGCTCTTTTAATACTCGCTGTTCTGGCTGACTAAGATTTCCTATACCCCCCAAGTCTCTGGCTCTTCTCAGCAAGTCTCCTCTCAAACTACTAACATTGCGTATTTTTGTTCTGGGACTTATAGATTCAGAGAGCGCGTCATAGATAGAATCAGACTGTGAGCGAAGGTCATTAACATCATTTATAATCTGTGTTTTGAGATTTTGGTCAACATCAATAATACTTCTGCTACCTCCAAAATCATCAATAAACTGACCAGTTCTACTAGAAAGCTCTGTTATAAATTCTTTTTCAGAATTTGCCATTGCTGTTCCAGGTATCTTGCTAAGAGCTTCTTCTACTTGTCGATATTGCTCATTAGTAGACACAATTCTAGTTGGAGCAACACTCTCTAAACCCAACTCAGTAACAGACCTTTGCATTCCTGGGTCTGGCCTTACAACTGACTCAAGTGTTTGTGCTGCCATCTCTGGAGGCTGAACTGTTGCGGTAGCTACATCTCTGATTTCTGGTGCAGCCTCTCTTGCGCCTTGACGCTCGGCCTCTCTACCAGCTAGTTGCCCAGACCTTGCTCTACTTACTACTCCGGGAACATCAGCAAGAACAGAGAATCCTCCGCTCATTAAAGGTTCTTCTACATTAAATTCACCACCCATTTTCGATTGAGCGACTTCTATTGCAGTTTGAATTGCAGCCTCTGCTGCGGCTCTGCCAATAACAGTCCCTGCCCGACCAGCCGGAGCCGCAGACAAAATAGCTGTACCTATCTGCACTAAATCGTTTGGAGATACTCCAGGCCTATTGATAACATAAGTCTGATCTACATCAGGATGTTTTACATATATCCCGCCTTCTGGACCTCTAGTTATCTGTAGTCGAGGCTCAACTGATTTCAATATCGAAGAATATTCTTCTGCGTTAAAGGTAAGTGGACCAAGAGCAGATACAGCCGTTGCCATACCAGGTCTATCAGGCAATATGTCAAAAACTCCGCTTGGACGAAGCTCAGGAGCATCACGCATTTCAGGAGGCAGGTTTTTAAACCTTAACTTCCTTAAAGGACGAAGCTCAGGAATTAGCGTACTTCTGCTGCCCATTTCTCCAGATTCACCAAGCAATGCAGGCTCACCAGTTACCACAGGAGCAGAACCCGGCATATATGTACCGCCAGTAGGCTCTGTTGAAGCACTCTTAAATCTAAGTCTTCGTTGTGGCTGCGCCATTAATCTACTTCCTCATATAAACCTGTTACTGGGTTTTTTACCCTAAAATTCAAAACGCTTGCTGAGGGATTATTGTTCAAAAACCGCTCTGCTTCTTCTATCGATTCAAATTGTCTAATTTGGCTTGCAGGAGTTGTAGCGGGAGGTAAAGTTGTGGTTTCCTGTATAGCAGGCATATCTTGAATTTGTCTCTCCAAGTATGATGTTGGGTTTCTAAAAAACTCTTTTGAGTCAAAGGCATCACCATAAGAAACATTAATCAAGTCCTTTATGTTTCTTGCGGAGGCCGCTCCAAATTCAGCACTCATAAAAGTATTACTAGGATTGTAAGCCTGCGCTCTTTGTTTCTGAGAGGCATAAGTCGAAAGGATTGATGGAGCTTGTCCAGTAATTAAACCTCTAGCTTGACCAACCAAAGCATCAACATCTAGCAGTTCTGGATTTGTTGGATCAAAAGATGCAAGCAAGGAGGCAACCTGTGGGTCTGATTGACCTAGATTTCTAATATAATCTATAACACCAGCTTGAAGACTCTGACCTCCAGCCTGATTAGCAAAATCCCTATCAGTCACAACACCAGGACTTGCCATCCTTGCCATAATCGTAAGAATAGTTGCCGCCGCCTGTCTGCCAGATCGTTTTTCAATATCGGTTGCATCTGGGGCTTTCGCTTTTGTGATAAACCCAGCCAAAGATTCTAGCTTGTTAAAGCCAGTAACAGCATCAGAAGCCAATTTGTTGTTGCCTTCCATTGTGTCAACAATAGAGTTTCTCGCAGCGTTCCAATCTGCCTGCATACCTTGCATTTCCAATTTTTCCATTTCAGAAAGAGCTGGCATCTGTATTAAGCCGATCTGATACGCGCTGTTTATTGCAGAATCAAGAGAAGGTATAGCTGACGCAGGATCATTCATAAGCATCTGAATCATATTTTGAGTAGAATCGCTAGAAGCTCCAATTCTATTCTCTAGCTGAGTCCTGTCTTGCAGTAACTCAATTGCCTGACCTACATTTCCAGTTTGTAGTAAACCTCTGATCCTTACAGCATCTTGAGCAGCAGACTTGGCAAGGACTTCTTGCATTTGAAAATCCTGCATAGCTTTTTGTCTGCCGTATTGCTCTTGCTGCTGCATTTGCTGCAAAAACTGTGGACCTTGACCAGCGTAAGCTGATTGCAAACCTTGCAATACTGTGCTTAGTTGTGGACCTTGCTGCTGTGTAGGCATTCTTCCACCTAACAATGATAAGTTGTCAGCCATATCTATACCTAACCGCCTATATTACTTAAACTTAAAGGATTTCTGATTATTCCCATAGAGCTTGGATTACCGCCAAATTGAGTATTACCAGGATATACCGTTGCGCCGGAATGATAACTCATCGTAGGCACATACGGTTGAGAATCAAACACAGGAGCCTGCACTTTTTCCTCTTTTGGGAACATCTCGCCAAGTCTCGCTCCTACAACCGCACCACCTAAAGCTCCTGAGATCGGGCTTTGAGGAACAAATGTAGAGGCTTGCGGTACGCCAGCTAATTGAGCACCTATGTTGCTGTAGCCTTGAGCTTGCATTAAAGCCAATTCTGTTTGAGCTGCTGCATCACCCTGAGCCGCCGCCTGTTGTAATCTGCTAACAAGATCGGTCTGCGCTCCAATCATTTGTGCAGTACCAGCACCCATTCCTTGTTGCAAACCACCCATTTGAGATGCGGTCGTTCCAAATTGACGTTGTAGTTGCTCGCCAGCGCGAGTCCTCATGCCTGCTACATTCAAGCCTGTTTGTGCGGCTAAGTCTGCCGCTCTAGTTCCTATACCTAGCGCAATGTTAGAGCGTCCTGCACCGAGAGATGTTCTTAAATCAGCTTCGCTAACACCTAGCTGCTGCGCTAAGTTAGCCAACTGCGTACCCTGTTGAGTAGCTGCTTGTAATCCAGAAGTACCGCCAAGCACACCCAAACTAGCAAGCTGTTGAGCTTGACCAGTGGATAAATTAGCCAGATTCTGACCAGCACCAGAGGCTAGTCCCGCAAGCTGCTGAGAGCCACCTGTGGCGATATTAGCCGCACTGCCTCTAGCGCCAAGCCCTTGAGCAGATAGAGCTTGAAGGTTGGCTATTTGGTTTTGCAAGTCTTGAGAAGCCAGGCCAGTATTGTACCTAGCAAGCTCCTGCATAACCCTGCCGCCTCCTAAGCCGCCTCTTGCGCCTGCTGTTCTAAGAGCAGCACGTTCGCCCTGCTCTTGCAAGAATCTCATCTGTGGACTTTCTTGATAAGCCTGTTGAAATGCTTCTGGACCTAACGCGCCAGACAGTGCTAGTTGCTGTTGTAGCGCCTGACCGCCAGCCTGAGCGTAGGGATCAAACATTGCCTCAGCTCTTCCAAATCCAGATTGAATATCTCCTCTGGACTGAGCGAGAGCCTGCTGTATGTCTCCACGGCCTCCAGTGAATCCTGACTCAATGTCAGCCCTAGCGCCTCCCAGTGCTTGCTGGAGAGCGCCTATGCCAGTTTGAGTTCCCTGCATTATGTCTTGTCTAGCTTGTCCTATACCGCCTCTCAGAGCACCTATGCCGCCCAGTGTGCCTGCAGTCAATTCTCTGCCTGCCGAGCCTGCGGTAGCACCCAAAAGCCCTGTGGCCGTTCCTGCACCGCCCAAAGCGGCTTGTTCTGCTGCCGCCAGGCCCACAGGTAATTGTGGCTCAGGCGATACAGGCACACTGGGCGGCATAGGCCTTTCAGGATCAACATTAACCGGCGGTTTAGGCCTTTCAGGATCATAAACACGGGGATTGGTATTTCTTTCTTGGTTCACTCTTGCAAGATTGCTAACAACAAACTCGTTGCTTAGATTGTACTGACTAGCGACTTGTTCTGGTGTCTTAGCACCTGAGTTAAGGTCTTGAAAAGCCTGCTCTTGTACTATTTGAAGATTAGTATTAACAAAGTCTTCGCTTACTCCGTACTGTTGAGCAATCTCACTTGGCGTTTTATCGCCACGGGTAAGTTGACCTACAACATTATCTATTTCTTCTTGAGAAAATGCAGGACCGCTAGGATCGATTACTTGATCTAGTGGTCTAGTAGGAGGAACTACAGGATTTGAATCTATTTGTTTTTTGATTACTTCCTGTATCGGAGGCGCAGTCGAAATAACTTCGCTGTAAGCCTGCCTTGCGATTACAGGATCAACATTTAAAACAGTGGAAAGATAATTAAGATCAGCACCAACATCATTTATTAGAGTTGCGATATCTGCAACCGATGCATTAGGAGTAGACTTAATAAAGTCAAGTACAATAAATTCAGCTTCTTTACCGCCTTCCGTGTCTTCTATTCTCATACTCATAACGGTATCTGCCCATCGGTTTGGAATTGCATCATTGCTTGTTGCATTTGATCAACTGGAGCAGATGCTTGCTGTGTTGGTTGTGTTGGTTGAGCTTGTGTTACAGGAGTAAACTGCATCTGCTGCGGATTTATTATGGAATCAAGAGTGCTGTAATCTATTTGACCGCCTACTCGTGCCGCTTCGGGCCGATAATCTAGCGATCCTCTGCCAAGTATTGCCGATTGCATAAAAGGCTGGGCCTCTGCTATTCGTTGTTGGGCCATATAGTTGCCTTCTCGGAATTGTTCAAGCTGCGGTCTAAACATCGAGCCAGTAAGGTTAAGAGCTTGATTTACAGCATTTTGACGTATGTCTTGCGACCTTTGATATGCAGGAGCCAACGGAGCTAGAGATTTCTGACCAAACTCTCTGATCAATGCCATTTGCTCCGCTCGCTGTTGAGCAGATTGCTCCGCTGCTTTCGCGCCCATTTTATTAGCATCTCTTTGGCCCTTATAACCAAGAGCAGTGCTACCTATAGCAGCCAAACCCTTAGCGCCTCCAAGAGCACCAGCTATGCCCTTTCCTGCCGCAATTAATGGTGCTAAAAATGGTATTGCCATAATATTCTCCTAAACCGCTATCCAGCCCTTGCTTCGGTCACCACCGATCTCAGGCTGCATTTTTCTGTATTGGATTGATCCCGCACTTCCTGTAGTGTCGAGATATAAACTAAACTGTACCGCCTCTACAACTCCTTCTGGACTGCCTACACCCGTTATAGGTATAGATAACGCCGCTTCCTGCGTAAACTGTCTGAATGGCTGCTCCATCGTGCCATTAGCATCAACTATCGGCTGGGCCGCGTTTAACTTATAGCTCATTGCATTGCCACAATGTCAGCAGTCATCTGTATAAATACAGGCTTTACCGGGTCACTAATTGTAAATCTAAAAAGCTCAAACCTTGAAGCCCTACCATTACGGTTCCAGATAACTCTGCGGTTATACTCGCCCACTTTACCAATGCTGCGGTATCTAGCATCTGACCATATTTTACCATCTACAGACCGCTCTAATCCCACTTTCGGGTTCACAGCAGAGGAATTACCTACACCGCTCTCTACCGTAAGCTCTAACTCTGGGAGTACAAAAGAATCCATATTGTTTTGAAACGGCTGAGTTACGATAGTTCTGCGAATCTCGGTGTCGTATTCTGTGTACACGTTCTGGGCCAGCAGGCCAATCCTTCCATCTACCAGATCACCTGCCCATAATTGATTATACGCCCTAACCAGTGCGTTTACCCGATATGCACCTAATGAGCCATCCACAAATGATTTACGCTCATGCCATCGCTTGCTTATTGTGTCGTACACTAACGTAGTACCAGGTAAAGCAAATCCAACAAAGTATGCGCCTTTTTCTGCGTAGGCCCATGAATATATATCTAGTATCTGGGCTTCAGTTAAAGCACTTAACTCTTTATCTATTGCAGTGGTAGATATCTTGGCTACGTTGTTGCCGTTTAGCGCCCAGATCGCAGGTGACTCATTAGTACCCGCGCCTACAAACACAAACGTATCTTGAATAGACTGAATGCTGAACGGGCTAGATATCCCTTTGCTGAGGAACAACCCAGTACGCTGGAACGGAAAGTCAGCGCCGCCAATGTTTTGAAATGCTTCTATCGTCTGCGAACCGCCGATAAATAGCTGGTTCTTAAATACTATAGGAGCAACGATCTCATCTGGGTCCGACTCTGCAGTACCGAAGTCTAGCGCGTTATACGACAAACCATCATTCAGTGCGCTGACAATAAATTTCTTTGTGTCAGTAGTGAGGCAGAAAAACCCGTCAATAAACACAACCTGTTGAGGATTGCCGTTAGCCGTAAAATCAGCGTCTGTAATCTGAGCAAAAGTATCAGCAACGTGGTTGTAAATATACCCATTGCCTCCAGGAACCAACAGCAACAACTGAGTTCCATTGTCAGCCATCGATACTCTGCCTGATCCTGCTATTTGACCGTGATCTGTCAAAGCATAACTTGATGACATACTGTATAACTTGCTACCAATCACAAAGTAAGGCACACCGTTCATTTCGTGTGCGCCTCTGCAATTTTCAATATCGCTAGCTTTCGCTACCTGCGTAAGACCGGGCGTACCAAACAGAGTCTCCTGATTTAACGCAGGAGCCTGAGCTATATTCGGATAGAAGTTAGTGCATTCCTGCGCCGATATCGGCAGAGAATCACTCTCATAATATCCGTTAGCTATTGGCAGGATAACCTTCGGCATTAGTTCACAATACCCACAATTGCATCAATCAGAACAACATTATCTGTGCTCGTGTCGTTACCAATATAAAGCTCAATAAAATCATTTTGAGACAAGGAAACATTGAAAAACGTAGAAGCATTGGCAGACTCAGATGAATCAACTTTTCTGGTAATTTTGCTGCCAGCTTCAACTGTTCCGTTTTTAGCAACCTGTATGAATACTTCTTGATTGTTTGCAGCAACAGGACTAAACGTAGCACTAACGTGAACAGCAGCAACTCTTTCAGATGTTCCGTTGTAAACTATCTTTCCTGTTGTATCTCCAGTAAACCCAGACTGTATACCAACAACAAAAGTTGCTGCCGCCTTTACAGGAGTGCCAGCCGTGGATATCGTTGTGGCTCCAGTGTTTCCTTGCACAGTAACTTGAGCGTATGGCTGCGCCTCAGCATCTATCGTGACGTAATTGCTTGTTGAGGTTACGTTTATTCCGCTTCCTCCAACCAGGCTTGCAATGTCAGGAGTAGCGTCCGTTACATTGAGTAACAGTGGAGCGCCAGTAGAGTCAGCAGAGAAGTTATGTTTTAGCTCTAAACCGTTCTCGGCAGAGACACTAGCCAATATGCCAGAGCCGCTCTCTATGTTTCTAATCTTGTTTACAGAACCATCAATATCTAAGACAGCAATACCAGTAGCAGCTCCCGTCTGAGTGATGCTTCCGGTAACGCCAAGACCACCAACAAAATTGGTGTAGCTGATTTTATAATTAGTGCCGTTTACAAAGTAATCCATAAACGCGCCAGCATCTACAGATGTTTTGGCAACAAAATTTGATTTCTTTCTGCCTTGCGATCGATCAACCATTTGTATTTTGCTCCAGGCCTATTGCCCCAGTAGATTCTGCTAGTATTTCTGCCTCAGCGTCTGGATAAAAGTGACCAGAAAAGCCATACAAGTTATCTTCATTTCCCGAACCAATAGGTAGGGTAGATGGCATTTTGCTAACGCCCATACTTTGCCCTATTAATCGCATTGTATTAAAACCGTCTCTTGCTGCTTTTACCAAGCCTTGCGAGATAATGCCGTTGTAGTCAGGAGCAACTTCAATAGCCATATTAGCTATCAAGCCTCGCAGTGCGCCTGTAGGGATAGTTACATCATCGCCTAAGTCAGATACCTCTGTGTATCCTAGCTGTATCCCTGAAGCGTCCAAATCATTCATATAGTTATTCATAGCAAATATGAAGTCACTATACTCATCAGGCTGCAACGGGGCTTCGCTAGCCTGGACTAATATTCTTTGTAAAGATGCCTTTGCAACTTGAGCAACAGTAGCCATTATTCGTACATAGCTCCCTTTGCTTTGAATTTGCCTTTGGGCTTTTTCTTAGCAGCTTTGGCAGCATCGCTCTTGCCTTTTTTTGTGTAGGGATATTTCTTTCCGTCAACCATTGGCATAATTCACCTCACTCAAATGTTGC